TTCGATTAGCAAGTACATTTATGTCGTTTTGCCTTAGGTTATCTATAAACGGACTTACCATCCGGCCGATGATATAGTTAATCATAAGTAGTATAATACCGAAACTTTAAAGAGAACGATATAATATTATAAAGCATCACCCAAGCAACCAGGGTAGTTCTTTTGGTTGCAAAGAAGCTGTATACAGCATTCCTGTTGGACGAAGACTTCAGGAGATTATTAACTTCACATCATGACAGTAAGTATTGCAGAGGGAAACTGCCGTAAGGATTCCAGTCATGGCCGTGGGTTTGGTACACCCACATACCGCGAAAGCGAAGGAGCACAACGTTCTGCTCGGAAGAACGCCCACGTTGATAACGTGGAATGGCGTTTTAACGCCAGCCCTCCAAGTGAGGAAGATCCACCTTGGTGGATAATAGGTGTTTGGTTACAGTTCTTGTTTCCGTCTTTGTTGACACCAAGTACCTTTCGGCTCACACACACTTTATTGTTATATATTTATTGTTGTGCAGGTTTGACAGGCGCGACATATGTAGTATATAACGTACTATTCAAAGTGGTGTCCTCCGTATTTAGAAAGCGGAGGCGTGTTCTTGAGGAACAATTAGGAATAAGGTTACCGTCATTCGTCACGCCAGATTTTGTTGCAAGGGAGACTACTTTATTATTAGCTCTCAAAACAAGTTTGCAGAATACAACTAGTAAAGCAGGTGTTGTTTCTGCGTTGGTTTCGTATGCTCAGGCTCACAGTAGTAAATCGTTACTTGGACATTTGATGTCATTTGCAAAACCAAATTGCGATGATTGGGATGCATTTATAACAGAGGATGTAAGAGTTATGGTTGAGCAGTCAGGAGAGGATGAAAGACAGTGGATTGAAAATTTGAAGGGTGCTTTGTCCAATTGGAAGAAGTACCGACAAAATAAGGACATTAAGAATGTATTGAAATTGTTGAACTATGTTGTTTCGCTTGGAATGTGTGAAGCCTCCAATCTTACTTTCAAAATGGGAAAGTTGACAATGTTTGAACCTGTAGTCTATAAACAACAAATTGAATGTACTGATTTGATTGATTTATTCGCTACAACTGCTATTGGTTTCATAGAAGGTGGTTGGCGTGTTTATAAGACAGGGGAAATTTCAGCTTTCTTTGAGCATGATGAAGAAATGACCAAATTTGAATCTTTATACAATAAAATTCGAGATGTACATGGTTTTTCATTAACAGGTAACCTCAAGGAGCATGCGAATATAACGGAAACGGACTATGAATTACTATTGGACGAAGCTGTTGAACTTGGAGACAAGCTTACAAAGAAAATCAATCGAACTATGACAATTGAGAAGAAGTTTTTGATGGATCGGTTAGATAAAATTCGGGATTGGCGCAATGAATTTATTCAGGTGCGTACCCGAGGTGGTTTACGTAAAGCACCATTTGCCATTTCTTTATTTGGAAATACATGTGTGGGTAAGAGTACTTTAAATAAACTTACCTATGAAGCGATTGGTGAATACAACGGTATTGATGTAAGTGACGAGAGAGTTGCAACTTGGGCGGATAATGACAAGTATGCTTCCAACATTCGATCATCTACCAATGTTATTGTATTCGATGATTTTGGAAATACTTCTCCATCTTTCATGGATTTTTCACCAGTTTATCGTTTGATTCAAACGATTAACAATGCTTTGTTTTTGGCCCCGATGGCGGAAGCTTTTATGAAGGGAAAAGTAGCTCTCCATCCATGGATAGTTATGGTCACAACTAACGTTGAACACTTGTTGGCAGAGAAATATTCAGAAAAGCCAGAGTCGGTGCTACGTCGTCTGTTTCATGTTAAGGTTCTCGTAAAAGAAGAATTTCAGACTAATGGAAAGTTGGATTCAAGGAAAGTTGAGGCGAAGTTTGGTATGAAACGTGAAGCAGATATTTGGACTTTAACAGTACGTGAATGTGTTGTAGGAGAGGCAAAATTCTCCAATTCAAATAAGAATATGTACGAGTTACGACCCATTGAATTTGAAGGTCAGTCCATGGAAGGCGTCGATTTATACAGGTATTTAAAGTGGGCACAAGTTGCGTCTAAGGATCATTACGACTATCAGGCAAAACTTGTTGAAATGAATACAGTTGAAAAGTCAAAGTGTTGCACCAAGTGTGGATTTGCTTTTTGTGGTTGTGAAAAGGAAGAAGGAGTAGATCGCATATCACGTTTGCCAACCGAAACCGATGAGACGATATTACCAGCCGAGAGAACTTTTGATGAGGAAGTGAACACGTTGCGTGTATTGCTTGGAATTCCAAAACATGAAGAACAAGCTTCACCTTTGTTGCGAGCAATATTGAGGAACATATTTTGGTATTGTGTTGGCTATACATTAGGTGTCGTGTTCCATTTTGTTATAGCTATACTGCAATTACCTAGTGAGTCACGTATTCCTACAGTTAAATTTTTGTTCGCGTGGGCGCGCAATTACTTAATTGCTTGGAGAGATAAGTTTCGACGAACTACTATGTGGAATTTATATTATTTTGCCAGATGGCAACGCCAGAAACGGTGGAATATGCGTGCGTTCTTTTATAGGTTGCACGTTTACACAACAGAAGATCTGTTAGCACTTGAAAATTGGTATAACGATTCGATTTTTGATTGGGTTGCCTGGGTACCGGAAAGTTTCATTACATCTCCCTGGGTCACACACTCGGTTTTGTATGCAAGGAGGTATGAAATTTTGAATAGAAAATGGAAGGTTGTATTTTTGTATTTGTACTGTTTGTCAGTGTGTGTTCTTTGGATCATTAAGGGATGGTACTTGTCGGCAATAGTAGTGTTTTATTGCATTGTGTGTTGTGTCTCAGTTATATATTATTGGGAAAAATCGGCCATTCGAGAAGAACTTTTGTCGCGCAATGATAATTTGCCTAAATATGTGAAGATGATGAAGGAACACTCGTGCAAAATATTTGTGGGTAGTGCAATATCCCTGTATTTCTTAAGTAAATGGTTATACACTTTCAAGAAGATAATGACTCCCCAAGGTAACTTGAATCCTCAAACTATGGAAGATATTGAAGAGAGAGATAATGAAGGCGATCCATGGGCAGAACATTTCATAACGCCCATACCCATGAGTACTGCTTCGAAAACCACC